CATTGGGTGAAGTGTTGAGTAGATTTATTACTCATAGCGTTACTGCGGTAAAGTTGAGGGACTGAATCGTGATGGGTTCAGCAGAGTTCTTTGAGTTGACCATGATGGTAAAGTCATCGTTGACCGCAGCGGTGAGGTAGGCTTCAAAATAGACCGCATGGCCGTTGTCGTGACTCATTGTAACCCCTGCCTTGCTGGACGCTATCGGTGTGCCTCCCTTGGCGATGTACCAGTCAAATTCCCTGTTGTTGCTTGCCGAAAAGGTCATATTTGCAGACACCTTCAACGCAGCCCCAGCGATGCCTGTGTAGGTAATCACGCAGGTGGTTTTGTTAATCGTAAAGTTGTAGGTTGACAAAATCCCCTCATCCATTGCAATCGTCAACTTAGCGGCTGCATTGCTTGTTGGAGTGAAGTTGGTATTGGATGCAACGCTCAAAGAGCCAAACCCCCGTTCCCGGTTCAGGGTCGCAGTATCGGCAAGGTCGTCAAATAAACCGCCCACCCGTGCAGCGGTGTTCGCTCCGGCAGCGGTTTCGTTGGTAATGGTTGCAGCACTCGTTTGGAGTTGCGTTCTCGTTTGTACGCTCATTAGGCAAAAGTTGAATCAAAGGTGGAATCAAAGACACCCTCATCGGATGCCCCAAAGACGGTGTACTGGATGGAATTAGCGTAGGTATTGAAGCCTATCGTTGCGGTTTGTACAAATGCCAAGCCCGTTTCAACGACCGCCAAAGCAGCGGCAACCGTGCTATTGGTATCGTAAATGTGCGATGCCCCCGAATTTCACAATTTGCGCCCAATCTGCCTGTATAGTTCGGCCCGCTTCTTGGCGGTTTCAGCCACGTTGAACTGCTTTTTGATGTCCCTCGTTAGGTTGTCAGCCAAACCTTTCCGCAGGTCGGGGTCAAGGATTAGTTGTTTGATGTACTTGTACCAGTCCTTGGGTTTGTTGTAGGGAACGAGAAACCCGTTCTCTCCGTGCCGAATTACGTCGGTATAGGGGATGGTTTCGGATGCAATGATGGCCTTGTTCATCCACCCTGCCTCGACCACCTTCAACTCGGATTTCAGTTTGTTGAACTTGGTGTCCCGGAGCGGTGCAAGGGTTACGTTCACGAAGTTGTAGCCTCCGACGTAGGAATAAATATCCGCTGCCTGAATGCGTCCGTAATTCGGATTGTTCCCTTGGTCGCTGATTATCTTCTCGTAGCCCTCGTAAACGGGGTTGTTGTCGTTCCACCCTCCGAGATAGAGGCGGTACTTGCCATCCAAGTTTGCGTCCCAGCGTAGTTTCTGCATCCCCTCACGGAGCAGTTCCATGTCCTCTCCATGCTGCGCCCCACCGAACCACCCGAACTTGACGAGGTGTTTGTCGGGTTCCTCGTCAGGATTCGGGAGGAATTGTTGGTAGGCTTCGTAGGGTTCGTTTTGTAGAATGCTCACATTGGTGTTTAGAGGCCGTATGCGGGCAGCAAGATGCTCGGTGGTACAGGTAACCCAATCGGCTAATTTGATGTGCTTACGGATGACCTCTGCGAGTTTGGTTTGGTGATAGTGGCGGTACATGATGTGGCCCGATTCAAGCACCCAATAATCGTCCAAGTCAAGGATGACTTTGGCCCCGTATTGGGTCAGGGCTTTGTAAACATTCTCCACCTGCTCCATGGTTCCCTGACACCAAAGCCGGCTGAACAGGAACAGGTCTATTGAACGAAGCCCCTCGTCGCTGATGGTGGTGATGTTCTCAACGCAGACGTAATCGAACTCCGGGTAGTTGTCGCCCAAGTATGCGTTCGGCATTTCGAGGCGGTAGTAACTGCACCCGGTTGGATGGGCGTTGTAAACAATGCAAATCTTCATGGCCGTAAAAATAAGAAGGGCAGCCATTGCTGACTGCCCCTCTCAAACCTCAGTGATGAAAACCTAAGTCAAAGATACTACGAGCCGAGTATCTGCGCAGTCGATGGTGAAAAGACTGTGGATGCAATTGAGAACATCGGGTCAGGCTCCATCCCGGTAAGCGTCAACTCGTAGCCACTTCTATCCCCGAAGGCAGTACCAGTTCCAGCGGTTCCAGCGGTTGCTTCCAAGCCGTTGGCAGAGCCTAACAACCAGTAGCGGTTGTTGTTGTCTTGGACAATCACGATGACTCGGTTGCGTACCAGCAAGCGGAGTTCGTTGCGGACTGCGACTTGCAGTTTGTTGATCGTGAAGGTTACTTCGGGGGTGTAGTAGATTGAGCCGTTCTCAATGCTTGCGTTCAAGGTTTCAGTCAAAGACGAAGTGGCCTTGGTCAAGTCGTACTCGAAGAACCCACCCGAAGCGTACCCCGTGAAGCCCGTTACCGCACCTGAAAGGTTGGCATTGCAGGACCCCGTTGGGATGAAGGATTGGACGTAAATTGTTTTGATTCCACCTACGGAATCACGGCAGCCGAGGGCGTAGCCAGTAGTTAGGGAGCAGGACATATGTGTTTGGGTTTTAAGTTACAAGAGAACAAAAAGCGAGGGGAGGTTTCCCTCCCCCCTACACATTAGGCCAATTTCCAGTCAACGATGAGGTCGGGGTAAGCGAACTGCACACCTGCTTTGAAGGCTGCTTGGAAGCGGACTTCGTCGTTATCACGGCTGAACCAGATTGAGAATTGCTCCTCGTCGCTCAACAAGTCAGTTCCATAGAACAGGTTGCCGAGGTAAGTTGCAACGATACGGCTCGTTCCAGTTAAGCCGGGGACTGCGATGACCTTGATGTTGGTGCCGGGGTAAACGATTTCACCATCGGCAAGTCCAGCCAAGTCAACTTGGTTGTACATGACACCTGTGTTGGCTTTGAACGCCATAACCAGCAAGCGGAAAGTGTCCCAACCGCAGAACATAACCAAATCGGTCTTGGTCAGGATGGCTTGTGGGATGCGAGTGTAGATGGCATCGAAGATGCTGATGACGTTGGTGGAAGTAATCGCACCGCTGATAGCAGCCGTGTTACCTGACACAACGGAACCCGAAGCAGCGTTCAACAACTGGTTAACGCCTGAAAAGTAAGCGTTACCCTGCCAAATTGCGTTTTCCAACGCCTCGGCGATACGGAGAGCCTTCTGCTCGCTGAAAGCCTGCTCAAAAGGAACGCCATCGTAGGTAGAGCCAGCGGTCAACTGGGTCTGCATCCAGTATTGTTCCAAAGAACGAGGGCAAAGGGTTTCTTGAACCTTCATACGCCCAACGGTGATATTGCGCTGGGTGAAGGCAGTCGTTCCTGAAGTGGTGTAACCGCAAGCATCACCGCTTTGAATCAAAGCATCGGTGTCCATGAGGTTGAGGGCAGCAGCAAACTTTACGCCCACCTGCTTGGTGAACAGGGCTGCTGAACGGGCCGAGAATACGGCCTTGGTGATGAGAGGAAGCCTCTCTTGGTCGGTGTAGGAGGTTAATCCTGCGAAAGTAAATGCCATGGTTAGTGGGGGTTTAGGGGTTAGTTTTTAGATTTAAGGGTTTGTAGTGCTTGGGCGAGAGCGTTGAAATTCTGCGAGGCTTGGGCCTTACGCTGCTCAACGATTGCGGAACCGCTTGCTTTTGGGGCTTCGGCTGGGAGTTCGGAAACCTTCTCAACGATATCGGCCATGGTTTCAACCTGCGATGCGAAGGCAGACATTTTCTCCTTCATTTTTCCCATCTCGGCATAAGCAGCCTTGAGTTCGTCCATGATGGCTCCGAGGTGCTTGGCTACAATGGCCTCAACGACTTCGGGGGTCATGGCAGGATAGGCTTCCTTGATTTCCTCGGTAACCTCAACGGCCACTTCGGGGGTGATTTCAGCAGCAACAGGCAACGGCTCGATGACCGGGGTTGCTACTTCGGCAGCGATTACCTCAACGATTTTGCCTCCTTCGGTCTTGATAGTGCCAACGCCCTCAACGACGTGTTCGCCATCGGGTGCAGGGAGAGTGCCGTCCTCGGCTACAACGTAAACGGCAGTTCCGGCAACGAGGTCGCCATCCACACGGACAACCGTTCCGTCAACGAGTTTGTAGTCAGCGAATGACTGCTTTTGAGTGCTGAATTTACGAAGTTCACTTCGCAGGGATTCGATTGCGTTTTTCAGGTTCATAGTTAGTGGGATTTGTAGGTGGGGGTTAATTGTT